CAGTGGCAGTGCTGCATCATGGGGCACCGTTGCGTCTGGCGCATCTCTCCAAACATTCACAGCAAACGGCACCTACACGCCAACCGCTGGCAAGACCACCTTTCTGGTGTTTGCTACTGGTGGGGGCGGAGGGTATGGCACCGACAGTGAGCTCTATTATGGGGAAGGGGGTGGCGGCGGTACTGCTTTGCGGTTGTACACGAGCGCCGAAATGGGAAGCACTGCGGCAGTTACTGTTGGAGCCGCTGGAAGCAGTGGTTACTATGGCGGCTCGGGGGGATCAACAATTTTTGACCCTGCTGGAACAGGATTAACAATTACGGGTTTGGGTGGTGGCGGAGGAAATGGGGATAACGGGGCTACTGGTGGGGGCGGCGGGGCAACAAACTCGGTATTTGCCATTGATGGGCTCAACGGTAGCGGTAGTTTCTGGGCGGGCGGTAGAGGAAGGTATCGCACCGCAGGTGTTGTGTTGATCCTTGAGTGGTAGTCATGTGTAATCTTGACACCAAAGGCTAGACTGTCACTACGCAAGGACTCTTATGGCTAACCGCAAAATCTCGGATCTGACGGCGCTGACAGCACCAGCAACTGGTGACCTGCTACCCATCGTTGACATTAGTGAGGCTGCGGCAGCCGATAAGAACAAAAAGATCACCTACGGCGAACTGCTTGCCAGCGCACCGGCAGGCTCGGCCGCCGCACCAAGCTTCAGCTTTGACGGGGACCCGAATTCCGGACTGTACTCAGCAGGTGCAGACCAAGTAGCCATCAGCACGGGGGGCACGGGGCGGCTGTTTGTGGATGCGAGTGGGAATGTCGGGATTGGCGCCTCTCCAGGTTATGCTTTAGATGTTATTTCACAAGATACAACTGCTAGCCTTGGCTACGCTCTCAGACTTAGAACTAACACCACTGCAGGCGCTGCTGCAATTCAATTTACTAACCTTGGTGTTAGCGCTCAGTATGGCGTAATTGCCTGCGATAGTTCTTCAAATCTTAAATTTTTTACTGGTGCAACGGAGGCCATGCGCATCGACTCCTCCGGCAGGCTCGGTATTGGGACAAGTGCGCCAAGTGATCTCTTACACTTAGGCAGTGGAAATGCCCGAATTGGAAAGTGGGAAAGTGGCGGATCAACTGTTTTTGTGAGTGCTGGAATTGGCACTACTAGTTCCCCCGCTTTTGGAAGTCTATCGTTTATTGGATACTCGGGAACGTCGGCTGATGTTGTCAAGGGAAGGATTAAAAGCGCCGACGTTAGCATAAACAATAACACAATAGGTTCACTTTTGTTTGAAGTTCAGACCGGAGCTTCAACCATTACTGAAGCCATGCGTATCGATAGCTCGGCACGGCTCTTGGTTGGCACGTCTACCGCCAACACCTCCGGCGCCAAGCTCCAAACATCAGACGGCCTGACCTTCCCCGCAACCGCCGTCGCCAGCGCCGATCCAAATACGCTGGACGATTATGAAGAGGGGACGTGGACGGCTGCAATTACTGCTTTTGGCGGTGGAAGTCAGACCTATACAATGGGAGCCGCTAGTGCAAGTTATATCAAGATTGGCAACCTTGTTAAACTTAGCGGAAGACTTGAGTGGACATACACGGCAGGAGGCTCGCCGTCCAACTCTTGTGTAATCAACCTTCCCTTTAACGCTGGCAGTACAAACTATCAATTTAGGTCAAGCAATGTAGTGAGCACTTATAATGGCTTTATGGCACTAACAAGAGAATCCGCTACATCAGTATACATTGGATCAAATCTATCAGCGAATGGTGGCGGGATGCTATTTGATTTTACTTATATTATTGCATTCTAATTCATTCTGAGCCCGCAACCCGGCTTAAAACTACGACCCATCCAAACCTGTCTCCGGCAGTCGCCGGTTCCTAAACATGGCTCTCATCAAAGAAGTTGTCATCGACAAAATCGAAGTATTGGAATCTGGTTCCATTCAGGTTCGTCAGGCCACCCGCGTCCTTGAGGATGGCGTGGTGTTGTCCACCTCCTATCACCGTCACGTGTTGGAGAAGGATGCAGACCTGACCAACGAAGATCCCAAGGTGGCGGCTGTTGCTGCTGCGGCTTGGGCAGAGTAGTCACCTTCACTACATGGCGGGCAACCGGCCATCCCCAACTGGTTGCCTATTCAAGTCTTGCAAAATCACCATGAAGCCTACGTGCGGCCTCACAGTAGGCGGCGTAGGCTTCTTCTTTTGTTTCAAAAGTACCTAAATTAACCTTTTGTTTTTCTACAGTTATAGACGCTCTGTATTTTCCATTTTCACGTTGGTGTACACCCTTGTACCCAGTTTTGTTATTTGATCGACGTTTTCTGTGATAATTATTTTCAGAATCACTGGCTAGCCTCAAATTGCTTATACGGTTATCACCGGTATTTCCATTTATATGATCAATGGTCAAACCGTATGGAATTGGTCCATGACAAGCAATCCAAGCCAATCTGTGTTCCATGTAATATTGACCATCTAAATGTAACAATCTGTAACCTTTGGGTCCAACTGATCCAGATCTTTGCCCGTTTAGCCACGGACAATACTTGCTTGATCTTCTGTAGAAAAAACCAGTTAGTGGATTGAAATCAAAAACTTCCAGAATCCTGGAACGTAGTGGCAATGCCTTAAACTGTTGCATCGGTCCAGTGCAATGGGTCGGTCATCCCCCAGGTGCGCTAACACGCTGGGGACACTACTATAGCCTCAAACACCTTCGATCAAATGACGGACACCATCTTTACTTGGGCCATTGCTCAACTCGAAAGAGAAACCGCTGACGGGTTCGTATTCACCGCTCACTACACCGTCAACGCCAAGGATGACACCTACACCTCTTCTGCGTACGGGTCCATCGGCTTCGAGCGTCCCGAGAACCTGATTCCTTACGCTGACCTGACCGAGGCCGAAGTGGTGTCTTGGGTGCAGGAAGCACTTGGCGCCGACAAAGTTGCCGAGGTGGAAGCAGCGCTTCAAGCACAACTTGATGAGCAACGCACCCCAACCAAAGCTGCTGGCGTCCCCTGGTAAGCCATGGCAGTACGCGCAAAGGCTGGTGCGTCACACATCACCCACCAGCCCGGTGCTCCAAAACTGACCAACCAAGGCCAAGGCAAACGCTCACGTCCTAACCATGGCCGTAAGAAGCGCCGTGGTCAGGGCAAAGGCTAGAATTATTCCAAAGCGTTTAACACCATGCCATCCGCAGACGAGAGGCTTCAGTCAAAGCAATACGTGACGTTGGACACGTTGACTGCGACTGGCGTAACTGAGAACGGTTTGAGCTACGGTGCGCAAGCAATTACATACCAAGTCACAGTTGCTTCAATCGGCACCAGCGTTGTGATCAGATTTGAAGGCAGCCTCGACGGCGTTGATTATTTTAACCTTAACGAAGACAACGCTGACTATACAATTCTGACCAATGGCACAACTGGTTATTGCTTAAGCGGTTGCCCAGTCAACTATGCACGGTTGCGACTGGTCACCATCACTGGCGGTAGCCCATCTGTTGCCACAGTAATTGGCGCAGGCTGATGGCTGCAAACCTACGCACTAGCCTTAAGCGCTCATTGCGTCCGAGCATCAAGACCAGCTTGAGCGGTGGCGCAGCAATCCCGGAGGCCACGGAGTACATCCTGACCGAGGACTCGGATGCGTTGCTGTACGAGGACAGCACGTTCATCTATCTGGAAGCTTAAGCGGTTGGTAAAATACGGTCAGTGAGCTGCCTGCCGTGTCAACCCCTGAATCACAACCAGGGTTCTGGCGCGGCGTTCGCCAGGAAGCATTGGCTGGCATCGTTGTCCTTGCCGTGGGCAGTGCTGGCGCTGGCATTTTCTACCTCTGCTACACCGTCCCAACCAAGCTGGATGACGTGCTCAGCAACCAGCAGATCATTCAAAAAAAGATCGGTGACGTTGAAGACAAGGTTATGAACCATGATGTCCGCTTGATCAAGCTGGAACTACGGCGCTAAGCTAAGGGAAACCGCTTTCCCAGTCATGGAAGCTATCCTTGCCAATCCAATCTTCTGGATTGCTGTTGCAGCCGCATCCGAGATCATCGGTCTCAATCCCAAGTGGAAGGCAAACAGCATCGTTCAACTGGTGTTTCAAATTCTGCGGTCACTGAAGCCAAAAAAGGGCTGATCTGGACGTTCGACACGCGCTCTGATTTTGAGCGGGCACAGCGGTACATCGCACGAAAGAAGTTCGAGACAACGCTGCCCGCCAAAATTGATGTTGCTGTAGCTGAGGCCGCAGCCGTCATTGACCGCGAGATCGAACGCCAGAAGCCGAAGCCGATCTACACCGAGCAGCCGGTCAACAACGAGCTGCAAACAGGCGACAGCCGCGACCTTGGCGGTGAGATGCGCATCCAATCACCCTGGACAATAAATGACTGGCATTAAACTGCTTGACCTTTGTAAGTATTACAAAGGTTTGTCTTACCAGATGGCGGCCATCTCCGAACTGGAAGAGGCGATCAATAAAGCCAACCCGCACATCCTTGGCCGCGAGCAGGCGTGGTTCAAGACATGGAGTCAGGCAGGCAAGCAGGAATGCAAAAATCCATTACCTACGCCGTACCAAAGCCAGCGGGATAACTACCGTGACGCATGGCGGACGTGCTTCAGCTCAAGCTGCGCCATGCTGCTGATGACGCTCAAGCCGGGTGTGATCCATTCGGACGATGAATACATCAAGACGGTATTCACCATCGGGGACACGACCAACTCAACGGTGCAGATCAAGGCGTTACAGCATTACGGTGTTTCAGCGCGTTTCAAGACCAACGGCAATCGCGCCTTAGTGCAGCAGCAGATTGATGCAGGTAAGCCGGTGCCTGTGGGGTTCCTGCACCATGGGACGGCCAACGCACCATCAGGCGGCGGCCACTGGCTGTGCATCATCGGGTACGACAACCAGCGCGGCTCCTACATCGTCCACGATCCATGGGGCGCCATGAACGTTGCAACCGGCGAGTATGGCAGCACCTTTGGCGCCAAACAACACTACGACTACAAGACCTTTGAGCCGCGTTGGATGGTTGATGGACCCAGCTCAGGATGGTGCATCATCGCTTAGGCTGCAATGCGCTTAATTTTTATCAGTGCTTCTACCTGATTTTGAGATCCGTCGCCTCTGCCAAAAGAAGCAAATGGTCACGCCTTACGTTGAGGCACACCTGAACCCAGCATCACTGGATGTAACGCTTGGTGATCGGATCATGATCGAGGTGGCCGGTACCCGCGAACTGGAGATCACCGGCATCCATGAGCACAGCCAAGAGCAACCGTACTGGATCAAGCCGGGTGAATTCTTTCTTGCCGAGACAAGGGAGATCTTCCACCTGCCGGATTATGTAGCCGGTGTGTTTTGTCTTAAAAGTTCACGCGCCCGTGATGGTTGGGATCACGCCGAAGCTGGATTTTGTGATCCAGGATGGTATGGATCACGGCTGACAATGGAACTAAAAAACAGCAGACGATTAAATGCACTGCCGATCTGGCCCGGGATGCGAATTGGTCAAATGAAGTTTCTGCTGGTATCCGGCACCCCAGAGCGCACATATGCCCAAACTGGCCGCTACAACGCTGATCTCGGCGTTACGGCGAGCAAAGGTTGAGCCTACGGATCAGATTCGGCGCCTCTGCTGGGTCATACAACTCAATCATGGTGTAGTCGTCAAATCCGTTCTGCTCGGCAAAGACCGTAGCGGCGATGTGGGTCGTGAATGGTCCGACTTGGATGTTGTGAATTTGTAGTGCGTAGTTCATAAGAAAAGAGGCACCGAAGTGCCCCGTGGTTGTTAGGCGCCGAATGTAAGCAGCACGGACAGGATGCCAACGATGGTCCAGAGGATCAGTTGGCGCTCTTTCAGATCGTTGATCTGCTCGGCTTGGGTGTCGATCAGCTCGCAGGATGCATCGATGATCTCGGCCTTGGTTGAAGCGGTTGTGATGTTCATTGGATTTGATTTGATGGCGGGAGTCGCCTCCCGTGCAAACAGAATACACCATAGATGGCGCGTCTGGTAAGCCTGTCGCATTTCTTTACGTTTGTCCCCGCCAGCTAGGCTGGTAGCAGCGGCAACTGCTCCGTGCAGCCATACCTGTTCGAAATCACTGCCCTGGTGGTGGTTCGTTCGGAGACTGACCCCGAAGAGCTGCCAGCAGATATGTATGCACGAATCACCGAGTTCATTGAGAACGAGGATGATTTGCTGTCGCTTGAGATCGAAATGTTTCCTCTGCCAGATGCCAACAGTGGATCATCAAATCGACGGGACGACATTGATACCGAGGAAGGAGGCGAAGCGGCGATGGCGTGATGCTGTGCTACTTCGCAGTGATTACTGTTGCGCCTACTGCAACGAGCAACTGGGCCCACGCAGCGCCACACTCGACCACATCGTCCCCAAGGTACTTGGCGGCCTGACCGTACCAGAAAACCTTTGCGGTGCTTGCATAACCTGCAACGGCAGCAAGGGGCACCGTGACTGGCGCGAGTGGTTTCGTGCTCAGCCGTTTTACAGTTTGACCCGCGAAGAGACCATCGACACTTGGCTTACTTAGTAATACTGCACGTAGATCTCCGCCTGCCATAGGTCGTTGGTGTAGCGGCAGAGGGCACCGTTTTGCCCGCAAGCGCGGTACATAGGCTCTTCGCCAAAGCTGTGGTCTAGCAGCTCAATCCAGCGGCCATCGCCCCGGTCCATCCTGTCCAGCACCTTCCTTTCCATCGTCATACAACCCGCAGCGTGCGGCGAAACGCCCCCCATTCTGCCGTGCCTCGGGGAATCCAAGACTGCATTCGTTGCCGCGTGGTAACCAATGGATACACGACCAGCATTTAGCTTTTCCATGGAATTCGGATTCAATTTCCTCGATTGGTTGGTTTTTGCGTAGTGCCAGATAGTGGTACTGCGCACGGATGTATGCCTCCCGCACATCTGGTGTGCAGAGGTCAATAATTGTTTCAGAACGGCCTGGTAGGCGAATCTTGGCGCGCCAATTGTCGGACAGACGTAAGCGCTCAATAATCACCCTGCCGCTATAAAGAACAATCATTCGAGTTCACCATATGCAGGCTCGTGATACAGCCGTTCCAGTTGCATTGAAAGCGGTTCTGGTTCTTGCATGATTGCGTCAACCTGCTTATCCGTTGCATCCTGGACAACGTACATGTGATTGCAGCTATGGTGTTTGACCGCAATAAAGCCAACCCGTGGGCTTGAGATTAAAAACCGCACTGCGCAGTTTTCGAGCCAGTTCAGGAATGGGGCACTCATGGTTCCAAGGTACCGATAAGACGATCCAAATACCAGCGTGCCTTCATCAGTGATTCTGGCCCGCTTTTATGCCGCTCACGCCAAACGTACTTGGCAATGTTCCCTTTCAGGTAACCTCTATACTCTTCTGGCGTCAATTGCGCTGCAATTGCGTCGATGCACTCAATGCTTCCGTCGGTGTAATGCGGCGGATGGTTGACTAGATCAGTCATTGGTATTCAACTCACGTTTGATAGCAGCTTGGAAATAACCAGCAATTTTCATGCGGGCAAACACTGGCCCGGCCTCTGCTGTGGTCTTGTCATCCACTCGTGCGTACTGATACCGCGCCTCCTCAAGAGCAGCCATGGTTTCAATGTCGAGAGTGTCTAGCTCTGGATCGCTAAGCGTTTTGATGTCCTCAAGAAGAAAGTTGCGACCAAGAAGATAAGACTTGAAAAACGGTTCATTCATGTTCATTTTGTGAAGACTTGCAGCAGTGTACTAGGCCCATTTGCCCAGGATGTAACGCCGCACAACCTGGATGGCCTGTTGCGCGTGCTTCTCAACCAACACCGATTGAGTGTCGCTCATGGCAAGGCACACCGCGTTGAACAGCTCTTGATATTCCACGTCCCGCGTATTTTTGGCGAGATCATGGGCAAACTCATCCCACAACCCCGTATAGGTGTTGCAGGTCCGGCCACTGCGTGCATACAGCGCCTCCATCATTTCGTGGCGGCGGTTGTCCAGTTCGGTTTGCTTCATTTGATGATGTTGTACAAGTTGCGGCACTCCTGCCACGCTACCGAATTGTGGTGCAGTTGATCCATGCGGACACGAAGCAAGGCTTTGACATGTTCCCGTTCATGATCGCGGCCAGCCTTGAATAGGCCAGAGTCGCTCACAAGTGCCTCAAGCCGTCGCAGTTGGTCAATCATTGGATGCTTTAGTAAAGATGTTGCATTCTCCAGCAAAGAAGAGGTTCTGTGCTGGTTCAGGAAAATCTAGAGAGCATTTGCCCTTGAACCACAGAGCGCAGCATTCGCAGGAGTGCTCGACAAATGAATTGCGCCGAGGAATTTCAGGAAACAACTTTTTGTGACCCACCCCAAATCGTATTTGCTCAACGGTTTGGCGGGAAACGCCATGCCGTTCAGCCATGGCTTTGTGAGTGTCAGGCGAAAGAAGGATGTCGCGCACAGCTTCTGGGGAGATCTTGGTCATCACATCGCTTCCACTGTTGCGTTGGGCCAGCGGTTCTGCGCATACGTTATGGCCGCCGTTTTGTTCTCGGCACGCATCGTGATGGTCATCGGCATAGCGCCTGACTTGTACACGATCAGCGTGTAGAGCTTGGTGCGGGACTTAGGCACGGGTCGGCTAATGCCATCGCCGTAGCGACCTTGATTTTCTTCACGCCATAGGAGTAGCGCACCTTGGATGTCAGACATTGGGAAGTTTTACTTCATGGTGGGCAGTGGGTGTGAGCCATTCAATTTGGTTCCAGTACGGCAACCATTCCTCGGTGGCAATGGCTTTGGCTTCTAGCCAACTGGTGGCCTTAATGCACTCGTAGACATTGGCATCACGAATGCGGAAATAATAGTTGCGCAGGATCATGGCTTGAGCACCTGCTGGCAGACGGGTTCACCTTGAGCGGTAAGCACGGTCTGTTCACGGCCACCGCTGACACCAGCGGCGTACACCGCAAACATCAGAACGATGACGGCAAGACGGTTGACGAAGGGATTGTTGATCATTGGATTGGATTTGATTGGATCCAGGAGGCTTGCCCCTGTCCCGGTACCATACACCGCAGCTGGTGGGCTCGCAATGCCTGTTACAAATCTTCACCGTACTTGAGGGCCGCTTTTCTCTGGATCGCAGCATTGGCTTTGGCCAGGTTGTCCATCACGTCAGCAGGCTCGATGAAGCTTGGCTCAAGGGTCAGTGGTGTCCGTAGCACTGGTTTCTTCTGGTGGTCATTTGACCAGCCAATGGCGTAGTCCGGCACACGCATCTCAACCGTAAACCAATGCTCGCCACAGGACCAGCAGACCCGTTTGCGGACCACCTCATCAGGCAGGTGTCCATTTGTCACAGGCGTACGGTGGTTCTTGCTACCGCAATTTGGGCAATTCATTGGAAGTTGGGGGTAAAAACCCCGCCGAAACGGGGCCAATTCAATCAGAACAAGTCGTACACCTCACCGACATCAACCACAGACCCGCCAGTGGCAGCCGCTAGGTTTTCGGCTGCGGTGGTTACAGCAGCAGGAGTAGCAGGGACCATTTGATCCATCTTGCGCCATGCCTCAGCCGTGACGATTAAATCAATGCGTTCCTCACCAGTCTTGGTGGTCCACTTATTGGTCTTGACCCGACCAGTGACGCCAATGCGATCGCCTTTCTTGGCTTGATCCATAAACGTCTGAGCTTCTTGCCCCCAAACTTCAACTGTGAACCAGTCAGGTACTTGACCATCGTCACGCTTGGCGCCAGGTTTGTTAATGGCAATTCGACCTTTTGCAACAGCATTGCCGTTATCAAAATACTTAATTTCAACATCGGCACCTAAGCGACCGATGAATTGATGGCAACTAGCACGCAATACAGTTGCGATGATTTCGAGTGGTGTCATTGGTTATCAGGGGTAATGGTGTTGGCCTTTTCGTATTGCTCCACCTCGGCCAGGGGATAGAGCACGCGACCGTTGAACTTTGAATAAGCCGGTCCTTTATTAAGGGATCTCCATCGGATCAACGTCTGACGGTGGAGGTGCCACCGCTCAGCCAGTTGCAGATCAGTCAGAAATTCAGAAGAGGTCATCAGGTTCCTCAACCGGCTTGGCCGGTTCAGGTTCAACAACTGGTGCAGCCTGAACCTTTGCGTTGAGTTCGTCAATCCCAACGGAAACCTTGACGCTTTCCACGTCGATCACCTCCTCCTGGGTCTGAAGACCAACCAGCAGGTCACCGGCAAAGAGACGGCCCCAGAAGGCCGCGGCCCTGTACCTGATCATCAGCTCTGGCATTGTGATCCACTTGGATCCACTTTTGGTGGCCCATCCTTCCTTCTTGGCCATCGCCATCGTGATGGTTGGTCCCTTCAGCTCTTGATCAGTCTTGATGTCCGTGGCAACGGCATAACAAGCAAGGCTGTCACCTTCGCCGCTGACCTCAAACCGCAATGGCGTAAATCGGCCGCAGCCATTGACCATGGCGATGATGAAAGCACTGCTCCAGCTGGGGCGGCCATGGATGATGTGCAAATGCTGCATACACAGGAACGGGCTGATGTTCATCCGTCCTGCGATCTCCAGCGCCACCAAGCAGTTGGCAAAACCCTGCTGGCCTTGAAACTGCGGCGGAATCAGTGTGCTGCTGGCCAAAGCTTTAGCAATGCGCTGGGCGTCCTCGAACGCCCTAATGCCAGAAAAGGCAGAGTTGTTGGTCGTGGTCAGTGTTGTGGTTTCAGTCATTAGAACGTTTCAATTTCATTAGGTGTAGGCATGGTGCCATCAGCCTTGGGCAACATCCACGGCGGCAAGTTAATTTGCTCAATGCAGTCGCTGTATCCAGGCCAGTAGTCGGCAGCCTTGCATATGTTGAGCTTGTCAAGGTCGCGGCGTGCCGTGTCCCGTCCAATCTCAATCATCTGCTGGTCAGCAACGTAAACGGCGCAAACGTACGGCGGCTTTTTCTCGACAGCAATGAATACAAATTGCTCAGGGCGTTTGCCCGTTGCGTGCTGCAAGCCGTCGAGATAAAAACTCGCCTGAATGTGGTAGCGCCATTTTGCGATCGACCGCTCGAATTCCTTTGCGCTGGCGTCCTCGGTGGTCTTGAGATCCACGATCATGCTGCCGTCATCCAGCAGCCAATCTGGGCGGCACTTGCACTGAAGACCAGTGGCCTCATCAACCCACATGTGCGTTGTCTCGGCCTTACCGGGTAAGCCAAGCAGGTATGCGGCAGCCGGGTGGCTGAGCACTGATCGGCCAATCCGCATCACAAGGTCCGCATCTTCACGGCTGATCACCGTGCGGGTGCCAATGGCCGTTTGGAATACTTCCCATTCAGCCTTGCCAACCTTGGTGCGTCGGTCGATCCCCGCGGGTGCCACAACGTATTGGGCGTCCCACTGGTCGAGCTCAAGAACGTGCGTATGCACAGCAGAGCCGATGGCCATTGCAGCAGTAGGCTCCTGCGGCACACGGTTGGGGTCCAGATACCGGGACCAGTAATGCAGGGGACTTTTTGCCACCAAGTCAAGGTGGCTCTTGCTGACGGCTGAGTGGGCGTGATAGGTGGCGTTGTCCATGGCGTCTTGCGTGGAACTCCTAAATCCTATAGCATCAGCTCACACGATGCAACCCCATGCAACTCAGGCCATATCAGCAGCAGGCCATCGACGATCTGCGCGCTGCGTTCCGCAATGGCGCCCGGGCCCCATTACTGGTCGCCCCAACCGGCGCTGGCAAGACCGTGATCTTCTCAGCCATCGCCGCAGCAACAGCGGCCAAAGGCCGGAACGGTCTGGTGCTGGTCCATCGCCGTGAGTTGATCACCCAAGCCAGCCGCAAACTCACTGATGCAGGCGTGAGCCATGGCATCATCGCCGCCGGGATGCACGGTGCAAATGCAGCAATTCAGGTCGCATCGGTGCAAACGCTCATCCGCCGCTTACAGAAGATCACCACACCACCAGATCTGATCATCATTGACGAGGCCCACCACGCCGCAGCTGGCAGTTGGCAGGCAATCATCAATCACTGGCCAGGGGTGCTCCGCATTGGCGTCACTGCCACGCCATGCAGGCTTGACGGCAAAGGTCTCGGTAACGTCTTCGACACATTGATCGAGGGTCCATCGGTGCAGATGCTCACCTCAGCCGGCTACCTGTCACCTGCCCGCATCTATGCACCACCCATGGTTGCCGATCTGTCAGGCATCAAACGACGCGCTGGCGATTACGCCATCGACCAAGCCGCGGACGCGATGACCCGACCAACGGTGACTGGTGATGCGATTAAGCACTACCGAACACTGGGTGGCGATCAACAGGCGATCGCGTTCTGCTGCAGCATCAACCATGCCGTCTCGGTGCGGGACTCATTTGCAACAGCTGGCATCAGCTCTGAGTTGCTGCTGGGCAATACTTCAGGCCGCGATGCCGTGGTCGGCAGATTCGCCACAGGTGAGACCCGCATCCTCGTGACCGTTGATGTGGTGAGCGAGGGCTTTGATATCCCAGCAGCCGGTTGCGCCATCCTGCTCAGGCCCACTCAATCCTTGGGGCTATACCTGCAACAGGTCGGCCGCGTACTCAGGCCAGCGCCAGGCAAAGTCCACGCCATCATCCTGGACCACGTTGGCAACGTCACCCGCCATGGCTGGCCGGATGATGTACGGCCATGGTCGCTTGAGCATGGGGCTCCCAAGCAGAACGGTCAATCGGCGCCATCGGTTCGGACATGCCCCGAATGCTTTGCAGCGTTCAAGCCCGCACCAATCTGCCCATTCTGTGGGGCTGAATGCACTGCATCACCGCGGGAACTGAAGCAGGTGGAAGGTGAGCTGCAGGAGCTGAAGCGCAAACTGCAAAATGGGGACAAGATCAGCGTGAAGGATTATGACGATCCAGAAAACGGCTGGATAAAGGGCTGGACATTTGTTGGTGTCTATGACAAATACAAAAATCTGCCCAAATGTGAGCAGTTTGCTAGGTGCAAAGATCCACAAGGAAAAAACTGGAAAGTTGAGATCAAGGACATAAAGGCTGATTCACAGGGGCAGAGGCGAACCCAAGGATCAGCCCGCACCCTGGCCGATCTGCTGGCTGTAGCCAAAGAGCGCGGCTACTCACCAGGCTGGGCACACCGGGTCCACAATGCCAGGCAGCAGCGATAAGGAGCTATACAATGAGGCGCCCCTGCGCGCGTCAACGCCAGAGGCATGACCACCCGCACAACCGAGTGATGACCAAAGCTAAGCCACTGCCTCCCTTGGAGTTTCTAGACAAACTTTTTGATTATCGACCAGATTCAGGTATAATATCTTATAAAGTTTCAGTTGGTAGAAAAATAAAAGCAGGACAAAAAGCTGGGACAATAACGAAAAATGGTTATTTGGCAATTGCAACAACAATAGATGAAAAGTTTTATGTTTTCAAAGCGCACAGATTGATCTGGTATATTATGACTCGCAAGGATCCATGTCACTTGCAAATTGATCATATTGACGGGAATAGATTGAATAATAAGTTTTCAAACTTGCGGCTGGCAACACACACGCAAAACGCTAGGAACAAGGCTCCAAGTAAAAAAAGTAAATCTGGACTTAAAGGCGCTCATTGGAAGGAAAAAGAGCAAAAATGGTGTTCATCAATTACGGTGAACCACAAAAATATCTATCTTGGTTGTTTCTTGACCCCCGAACTAGCTCACATGGCCTACTGCAAGGCCGCGGCAGAATTGCATGGTGACTTTGCCCGAGGGGCATGAACGCCGAGACCACACTCCAACAACAGATCCGTCTGGCACTCGGCACCAGTCCCTATGCGCGCATCTTCCGCAATCAAGTCGGCAGCCTGCCCGATCCACGCAGCGGCCGGCTCGTTACGTTCGGTCTCGCGCGCGGCAGTGCAGACCTGATCGGCTGGCGCACCATCATGGTCACCCCTGAGATGGTCGGCACCAGGCTTGCCGTATTCACCAGCATCGAAGTCAAGACACCCACAGGTCGTATCAGGCCAGAGCAGCAGGCATGGCTTGCAACGGTCCAGAGCGCAGGTGGCATTGCTGGTGTGGCCAGATCTGTTACAGATGCGCAGCAACTGCTCTCCAACCTGCCAACCTATCCCGTAAACTCTGACAGCCCACTAAAGTCCTATGAATGGCCAACCACCCACTAATCGCCGAGCTCCATCGCCTTCCTGATGCCTGGGCGCTCGTTGCAGTCGGCAATGACAAACGCCCATATCAGCCCGAATGGCAGAAGAATCCGCTCAACAAAGATCAGCTAGCCGCTGAAATCCTTGCCGGACGCGCCGTAGCAATCGGCGTTATCGCAGGCCCACAATCCGGCGGCCTCCTGTTTGTTGATCACGATGGCCTCGGCGCCTCCGAAGTGCTCGAGCAGATCGGCGCACCGCTTCGCGAGCTGCCCAAATCTTGGGCAGTCACCTCCGGCCGGGATGCTCGCCTACAGATCATCTATCAGGTGCCTGAGCCGTTCTGGCCCACCATCAAGACCACCAAGCTTCGCAGCTCAACCAAGGGCGAGCAGCTCGAGCTGCGTTGGGCAGGCTGCCAGTCGATCGTTGCAGGCGCCCACCCGATCACTGGCGCCTACCGTTGGTTAAAGGGCCGCTCACCTGCCGAGTTGCCAGCAGCTGATGCACCCTCGACGCTGCTCCAGCAGATGCAGCGCAAGCAACCGGAACCTGCTCCATTACTTCGCCTACCTGAAACCGACAGCAGCCGCGCGCGTGATTTTCTCGATCGCATCCCTGCGGCCGATGCTGATGATTACGACACCTGGGTCAAGGTCGGCATGGCGCTACACAGCGCTGGTGATGACTCCCTACTTCAAGACTGGATTCGATGGTCCGCAATCTCAGGCAAATTTGAGCCGGGCATCTGCGAAGCCAAGTGGAAGACCTTTAATTCTTCAGCCGGTGGCGTCAGCCTTGGCACCCTTGCACATCTTGCCGGCCATGAGAAAAGCAGCTCGATCATCCCCGCCGAGCGGTTTCCGCAAGCTTCCCACCAAGGGGAGCAGGAGAAGCTTGCACCTCGATCAGAAAAGCTCTTAAAGCTTGAACCAGACGAGCTTCTATCTCTTCTGAGGCAACAGCTTGCCGACCGCCTGCGCTGGAACATCTTCACCCAGACGATTGAGCTAGACCAGAAACCCATTGAGCACATTCAGCACTTTTACCTGCAGTTGGCCCAGCAGGGCGTCAAAGTCACCAAAGATCTTGCAGCTGATGCCGTACACGTCGTCGCACTTGAGAATCCCCATGACCCAGTGCGGGAATACCTCGAGCACGTTGCAGACAACGTTCCATGGGTGCCAATCGACACCTTGGCCACCGCATACCTGCGGCCCACCGATCAGCCCGGCAGCCTTTATGACGCCATGCTCAAGGCAACACTGATCGCAGCAGTGCGGCGGATCTTTGAACCTGGCTGCAAGCATGACTCGGCCTGTGTCTTGATGGGGCCACAGGGCTGTGGTAAGTCAACCTTTTGGCGCAACCTGGGCGGCCTGTGGTTCAGCGATGCCCTGCGCGACATCGGCAGCAAAGACGACCTGATGGTGCTCCACCGCTCATGGCTCATGGAATGGGCAGAACTCGATCACATCACAGGCCGCAAGCACGCCGGTCAGGTCAAGGCATTCCTCACGCAGCAGACCGATCTATTCCGTGCCCCTTATCAGCGCACTACTGAGTCCTACCCAAGGCGATCCATCATCGTCGGCAGCACCAATCGCGACACCGGCTTCCTGGTTGATGACACCGGCAATCGTCGGTTCTGGGTTATCCCCGTGACTGCTGCCCCGCACATTCCAGTCGATGGCCTCCTGCTTGAGCGGGATGCCATCTGGTCTGCAGCGGTTGCCGCATACAGAGCTGGTGAACCCAACCACCTCACCCGCAACCATGCCGAACAAGTGGACGCTGAGAATGAGACCTATCTCGTTGATAGCCCCTGGAAGTCGGCCATCCAAGAATGGGTCAATGCCCCCCGAAATGCTGGGCGACCGATAACCAGTGAGTTGCTTCTTACCGAGGCGATCAGCAAGCCGGTCGAGCGCCAAGGGCGTGCGGACCAGATGCAGGTGGCCTCGATTCTCCGGGACTTGGGCTACGAAAAGAAGCGTGCATGGTTGGAAGGTAGGAGCAAATGGGTGTTTGTCCAACCTCCCAAGTGAGGTTGGCAGAAGCAAATCCACTGGACTGCAAGGGTTCTTCTATCCTTACCAACCTTCTAACCTTTTATTTATTTATAAAGAGAGGGAGAGGGCCGCAGGAAAAAAGAAGCTATAGGGGCAAGGTAGCCCTGGTTGGCAGGTTGACAGGTGCCAACCTTGGGTTTAGGCGCCCTCCTTTTGGCCGATCCAGTCCTTCAGCTCACGCACGTACCCCCGAAGCGTTTCCGCTTGGCTGAGGTGTCGCTCGTCGCCACTGGCGAGGTATTGCGCCACGTGACGGTCCACGGCATTCAGGCATTCCTTGATCATCGGGTTCCACGGCTCCCGCACTGGCGTGTCCCATTCGCGCTTGCTCACGGCTCTAAGAGTCGAAATGGTTTGCCCTTTACCATGAAATTATGGCCAGCATCTCCCTCGATATCCGTTCAGAACTACCTAAGGCCATCCGGTGGACAGACCAGATGACCAAGCAGTTGCCGTTTGCTATTAGCCAAGCGCTCAATTCGACTGCCTTTGATGCGCGTGTTGCGATCAACAGCAGCACCCGCCAATACTTCGACAAACCAAACCGCTTCACGCAGTCAGCATTCTTTGTGCAGCGATCCAACAAACGCAACCTTGAGGCTGTCGTCTTTGCTGAGGCTGCTGCTGGCAAGGACCGTGCTCGCTATCTCAAGTACGGGATCCAAGGCGGCCAACGTACCCAAAAGGGATTCGAGCGCAAGTTCCTATCCGAAGTGGTTGGTAGCCGCAGCATCCCAGCAGGTGCACAGTTGGTGCCCACCTCATTGGTCAAGCTCAACGCTCAAGGCAATGTGTCCCTTGCCACCATCAAGCGGATCCAAAAAGGTCTTGCAACCCAAGGCAATGGCACCTTCTTCATTGGTACACCAAAGGGTGGCAACCGCCCTGCTGGTATCTATCGACGCAGCAAGGGTCAACTGTTCCCTTACTTCCTTGCCATTCAAAGCAAAGCCAACTACCGAGGCCGGCTGCCTATCGGCGACATTGGCGGAAAGGTAGCGCAGCGCCGGTTCGGCCAGTACCTACGCAGCAGCCTCTCCAAGGCTTTGGAAACCGCAAAATAGAACCTGGATACCTCAGCACAGGTCGAGACGCCTTACAGGGGCACCGAGGGGGCTTAATGGGTCCCTCTTGCCGGTTTTCTCGTGGGTAGTTCGCGCG